CGGATAATGATGGCCAATCGTTTGAAGAATAAAGTGTTAATCAATGGCGATGATATGTTAGCCAAGGTTACCCTTGAGCTATATGATTGTCTTCTCTCTTCTGCTCAGAAGCATGGTTTTAAACTTTCCCCTGGAAAGAATTACTGTTCGGAGCGTTTCGCAATGATGAACTCTCAATTATTTGAGATCACTGCTACCGGAGTTAAGAGAAGAGGATATCTAAATCAACGTTTGATTACCGGATTTTCTCCAAAATCCGGGGAGTCGAAAGCTACCCCTATGCAAATTTGTGCAGAGCTGAACAAAATGTATGATCTAAACCCAGTGTATAGATCGTCCATCTTCGAAGCAATGCACCGATTCCACGATACCGTGTTCCGCTCTCCAGTGAATTGGAATATTCCTGTTCACTTGGGAGGTTATGGACTCCGACCCGCAAAAGGGGAGGAGATCCTTATAACTAGGATGCAAAGGCTTGTAGCCGCTCACTTTATAAACCACTCTGACCTCTCACTGTATAAGTTGAAGTCGGAGAAGGGTCATTCATTCAAGTTCTTATCTGCCTTGGAAAGCAAATCAAGACCATTAAAGAAGAATGAGGAGATGTTATACGGAGAAGTCTCAGTTTCACCAGAAGAGGACTGGTCTGAGCGAGTTTGTATGGTGGAACACCTACACACTGACAAAGTTTTAGGACAGGATAGCTACTGTAGATCGAATATATCTAGAGACTACCGGTTATCGCCCGTGACATTAGAGTCATTGGGTGAATACTGGGAACCTAGATTCGCCTACACGGTGAGTTCAGCCTGTCCTCCCGTCGGACCAGCGCGGTTCGAGGGGGTCTTTTAGAGTGATAAGGGTGTGTGTTCTCAGGTCCAAATCGTTTTGCCTAATCAGCAAGAGAGTCTACAATTTTGTAGGCGAAAGTTTCGAGCTATCCAGAATGCCAAGAGACTGCACGGCGCCGCATAACAACGTTATGTCAACACACATGAACAGTCCCTGTTAGCTGTCAGGGAGCCTTATATCTCAGCTATGAACTCGAAAACGAGAAAGAACAGGAACCAAAAGCGTTCCGAAGTGAAGCAGACTACCAGATCTGCACCCGTGGCTATTAGCCGCATGATGACGTCCGGCGTCCCTAAGGTTAACGGTGAAACTCGAGTTGTGATTAGTCACACCGAATACATCGGTACCTTTCGGGCAGCCGAATTGTTTTCTTGCGATGCCTTTGCCATCAATCCAGGAAATACTTCATTGTTTCCCTGGCTATCGCACATCGCGCATAATTATGAAGAGTACAAATTTCATTCATTGAAGTTTGACTACTCTCCTGCTGTGTCCTCATCCACTGTTGGCACCCTTATGATGGCAGTTGACTATGATTGTTTGGACTCTGTACCTACCTCAAAGATAGGATTCCTACAGAATCACAAGTCGGTTCGTGGGAACGTTTGGTCCCCTATGACTTGCATTTGTGACAAACAAACGTTAGCCTCTCGCCCTCCCCTTAAGGTTCGCTCAGGAAGTTCCGCCGTTGGTGACTTACGTCTTTCCAACTTAGGAAACTTCTTGACCGCCAGCAATAGCGTTGTTATACAGAGTCCGGGAGATCTGGAGATAACTTACGTTATCGAATTCTTCATTCCCCAATACAATATTTCTGACGAGGCATTTGATGCATCGGCAAAGATAACTGGTGTTGGGACCTCAAGAAATGATCCCCTGCCTAAGGCAAGTGTCATCACCGGAGGTATACCTCTGGTAATGAACCTGGATAATGTGATCACATTTAAAGAAGCGGGTGAATACCTGCTAAGTTTCGATGTGATCGGGACAGCCATTACTGCTGCCGCTGCTTTAGCTCCTTATGTCGCTGACGGTAGTGTTGCGTCATTGGTCACTTTTGTGGTCAATGCCGCGGGTACTGCCGCCACCTTCCGATACAAGTATAGAAACTTGAATCCTGGCGCTTCCGCGTTGATCGGTTATGCAAACTGCGCGACGCTAACTACTATGTTGGTGTCGATTGCGGATTTTGCGTATTCTCTTTAACTGTCAGATAACTATATTAGTCATAAGAAAATTAAGAGAGATAACATGCACTTCATATCCCTTACACAAATAAAAATTTCTTTAATTTGAAATCCTGATGTGGAGACAACCATTCGCTGGGTAATCTTCATTTGGTGTGCATCTAACCTATGTTCCGTATATTTTACATCCTATTGGGAATAGAGGATGTCTAGGCTCTACTCG